TTAAAATAAGTTTTCTAGTATATCGCTTGCTTTCTTATCTTCTTCTGGTATCTGGTCTAAATAATGCATCATAGCGGTAGAAGGTAAGTGTCCTAATCTTTTAGCAGTAAGCACTATATCTTGTCCTTCGTGAACTAATATACTTTCATTCAATGCTCTTAAGTCTTTTAAATTTATTTCTCTCAAATTATTATCCAATAAAAATTCTTTGAACTTTTGAGAAAAAGTATCAGGGTGCATATCAAATAATTTTGTATCTTTATTAGGTTTTCCTAAATAATTATAATATTCTTTTACTTTTTTCATATAAGATTTAGGCACATAAAAAGACCTACTCTTTTCGTTTTTTATATCCTTTTCTATGGTTCCGCCAGCTACACCAACTTTATTAGAATTTATATCTATTATACTGGTTCTGAAATTAAAGTTGTTAAATGATAATGCGATTACTTCACCCCTTCTGGCTCCAGTATAAAATGAAGTGTAAATAGCTATTTGTAACATTTTATCTTCTAACTTTTCAAGTGCGTCAATAAACAATTTAATTTCATTATAACTATATAGAATAACCTTCTTTTTGGGTTTAGAATGATTTTTAGGTATACTTATTTTGTCAGCAACATTCTTATTAAGATAATCCCACTCAACAGCCTTGTTTAATATTGATGAGATTAGGTTTAAATAGTTTTTAGCAGTCTTAGATGACAAGTTATATTCCTTAACTAATTTATTGGCGAATTCTTGAACCTGAAGCTTCTTAATACGGTCTAATTTTAATTTACCAAAGTCTTTTAATATATGTTTATTTAATCTGTTTTTATAATCCCTAACAGTAGTAGGGGATAAGTTGTCATATGCGTATTTATCTAAAAATAATTGAGAAAATTCAACAAAAGTAATAGATGAAGCTTTATAGTATGTTCCTTTTTCTACTTCAGCAATAAATAACGCAAGTTTTTTATCTGCTTCAGTAGGTGAGTTAGCAGTAACATATTGGCTATATCTTTCACCATCTAACATATATTCTAAACGCCATCTATTAGTGCCTGTTTTTCTCTTTGTTCCAGCCATAAAAATACCTCCTTAAACAAATTTTTGGTACTTGTATAAAGATGTCTAATATTGTATAATAAATACAATAAGACCGCTAATACAAGTGGTTTGTGAGATAGATAATGTATAAAGTTTGGCGACAGAGTACATTATCTATTTTTTTATAAAAAATAAGGAGAGTTGCAATGAACTCTCCAGAATCTTCTAGAATGCCGATAAGTTACTCAACATAACTTATAGCTGTATCTTAATGTAATTATACCTTATGATATGTTCATTGTCAAATAAAATATATTAATAAAATTGATATTTGTTATAACAAAAAGAGATTCAAGTTTCCTCAAATCTCTTTTTAAAATACTATTGTAAATATCCTATTTACAATGTTCTTGTGTTTAAAGTATACGTTGTTTTAACAAAAAGTATTCATTGTATGTAAAAACTTATCCAAAGTTTTTGTACTCATCAAACAACACAGAACTTTATGTAAAGTTCTTACTAGTAAATTAATTATACTAGTATTTTTTTGTTTTGTAAAGAGATTTTGCAATTTTTTTTGATTTTTTTATAATTTATTTAATATTATTATGAAAAAAATCTATAAATTCATTAATATTTTTAGTATTGGTTAAAGCATAGACTATATTTAAATCGTCTTGAGATTTATTTCTTTCTGCTTTAATTTTTTCTATATAAGATAATTTGTCTTTTAATTTACGCTCATAATCCTTAATTTCAGACATTAGACCAAGAGTATCATAAATTGCTAAATTAATTTTTTTAATATCAGAATTAGGTAATTTAGAGATATAGTCACCTAATCTGGATTTGGAAACAGTTTGTATATGAGATAGATTAACAAACCCATCAACTAAAATAGTCTTATCTTCATTATATTGGGGTTCAATTTCAGCCATACAAGGCAACTTTTTATCAGTATGCGTTATAGGGGCTACTATAACTGTTCCAGAATTAAAATTTCTAATATCATTTTGGACAATAACACAAGGTCTTTCTTTTTGTATTTCTGAGCCTATACCAAATCCAAAATTACAGTGATAGATTTCTCCTCTTTTAACTTTACGATTTTTAGCCTTAAAAGAAATACTATCTAAAAACACTTGTTCTTTTACCCAGTCTAAAATATTTTGTATTTTATTTATTTCCACGTTATTTTTTCTCCTTATTCAAAAATTTTACTAATTCTAGCTTCTACGACTTTACCTATTATTTTAAAGTTATCATCTTTAGTTAATTTTTTAGGCGGATAATAAGAATTAAAAGCAATCAATTCTATATAATCTTCGTGTTTTACAATTTTTTTCACAGTAGCTTCTTCATTGTCTATCAAAACAATTCCAACTTGTCCATTTTCTACGTCATTTTGTTTATGAACTATAACAATGTCATCTTCAAATAAAACAGGTTGCATACTATCCCCAGTAACTCTTAAAGCAAAATAATTTTCAGGGTCAGATATTGTCTTGTCAATAGAAACATAGCTAACTATATTTTCATTAGCTAAATAATTATATCCTGCTTTAACTGTTCCTAGTAAAGGAAAGGCTTGCTTGTTGTTGGTTTGTTTATCCTTGTTTTCAATTAAGTCAGATTTTTCTATTCTAAAATAATTTGCAATTTTTTCTATTTTATCTATTCCAGGATAAATATTTCCATTATACCAATCGGTAAAAGTAGTATATTTAAAACCTAGTTCTCTACACATATCATTTCTAGTCTTATTATGAATAGTCATATAATATCTTAAATTCTTTGAAAAAATTTCTTTGTTTCCTAAATTATTCATAACATACCTCCTAAGCCTATTATACGGCGTATTCGTAAAAAAATCAAGAAAAAAATAAAAAAATTACGAAAATTTTGAAAAAAAGTATTGACATTACGAAAATATCGTAGTATTATGATTGCAGAAAAAAGAACAAGGAGGTGTGAAATGAAATTAACACTCAAGGCATTAAGAACAAATAAAGGTTTAAGTCAAGAAGAAGCTTCAAAGCTTATAGGGGTAAGCGTTGATACTTTAGGAAATTATGAAAGAGGTATTACTTATCCAGATGTACCAATAATAAAAAGAATGGAAGAGGTATATGGTGTAGAATATAAAGATATTATTTTTTTACCATAAGATTACGAAAATATCGTACAAAAGGAGGCGATAAAGATAGAAACCTTATTAACAACGAAACAAGCAATGGATTACTTCAATGTGAAAGATGGAAGAACAATAAAGAAATTCATTAATCTAGGTTTAAAAGTAATTCCAATAGGCAAAAGAGATTACAGATTTAAAAAAGAAGACTTAGAAGAATTTACAGAACGATTAAAAGAAACAGCACAAGAAGAAATGCTAGAAAAAAATCCAATAAGAAAAAAGGTAAGAAGTAGAACAGTAAATATTGATTATCAAAAGAGAAAGATAAACCTTGAACAAAACAAGGTAATTTGAAAGGGGTGATAACAAATGAAAATGGACAAGAAATACGTAAGAAGAAGGAATATAGTAAAGAACATATTAGCAACAATAACATTATTAAGTATATATGTTCCTATATTTACATACGGAATAATCAATAATTCAATTTATTAAGAAAGGGGTGAAAAGATATGTTTAAAAAAGACAGTAAAGAATTAAGCCTAATAGAAAAGACAGAAAAAGAAATGAAAAGATTAGAAGAACAAACAATAAAAGCTGTAGAAGATAGTATTAGAGAAAGAAAAAATCTATTAGAAGAAGCAATAATGACAATCAATCAAATACAAGATATTCAAGCAATAGGAATAACAGAAAAAGAAAAAGACATTATGAGAAACAACATAATTAATTGTAAACGTTCAGAATACGTACAAAAATTAATAGAACTAGACAACCTATCACAATCAATCTAGTTCCAAATAAGAATTTTTATATGAACTCTATGCTTATATATTAGCATAGATAGAAAGGAAAGTCAAATGAGTAATTTAAGTTTATACAATATTACAAATAAATTTGTAGCTTTAATGGATAAAGCACAAGAAGGAGAATTAACAGAAGAAGAATACAACCAATTAGGAGAAGAGTTAGCATTAGAACTACAAAATAAAAGTGCAAACATAATTGGATATGTAAAAAATAGTGAAAGTTTATTAGAAGCAATAAAAGCAGAAGAAAAAAGACTAGCCGAAATGAGAAAAGTAGGAGAAGCAAAACTAGATAAATTTAAACAATACGTAAAAGAAAATATGGAAAAGTTGGACCTAAAAGAAATACCTACAGAATTAGGGAAACTAGCAATATCTAAAAACCCTATGTCAGTAGAGATAGAAAATGAAGATGAAATACCTAATGAGTTTAAAGTAGAAGTAGTAACAACAAAAATAGATAAAACTGCAATAAAAAATCATTTTAAAGAAACAGGAGAAATAATTGCAGGAACAAGAATAGTAGATGATAAGACAAGCTTAAGAATTAAATAGGAGGTTATTACAATGAGTAATGAAGTAAATGCATTAAGTATTATAGATACAGTTGAAATAGAGAACATTGCAAATACAATGCAAAAAATTGGACAAATGCAAGCAGTAGTTCAAAGAACTTTAAAAAATGGACAAGATTATGGAGAAGTACCAGGTACAAATAAACCTACATTATTAAAACCAGGTGGAGAAAAAATATGTATGTTATTTGGATTAAATCCAGAATATGAGTTTTTACAAACAACAGAAGATTATGACAAGGAATTCTTTAGCTACAACATAAAATGTACATTATTTAGAAATGGACAAGCGGTAGCTCAAGGAGTAGGAAGTTGTAACAGTAAAGAAAAGAAATACAGATACATAAACGTAGATGAAATTCCAGAAGGATATATAGGATATCAAGAGAAATTTACAGACAAATATGGTAGAGAAAAATACAAAATTAATAATATTGACGTATGTAGTTTGGTAAATACAATTTTAAAAATGGCAAAGAAAAGAGCTTTTATAGATGCAGTATTACAAGTAGCCAGTTTAAGTGAAGTATTTACTCAAGATTTAGAAGATATGAAAGATTTTATACAACAAGAACAAAACGAAACAATGACAGTAGAACAAGCAAATAATATTAAATTGAATTTTGGAAAATATAAAGGAACAACATTAGGCCAATTAGTAAAACAAGATGGACAATATTGCGATTGGCTATTTAGTAAAAATGAAAAGACAGACCCAGTAATTAAAAAAGCATTAGGAATAATTTTAGATGATGCAATGAAGAAAAATAGAGAACAAGACAATTCTGTGTTTGATAAAAAAGAAGAAAATGAAACAGAAGAATATGTAGACCCATTTACAGGAGAAATAATAAATGAATAGCACAGGAATAATAACCGATATAGGAATAGACTACAAGACGCATAAATCAAAAATAAGCTTACTTTTAGATACAAAAGAAATAGAAGTAATAGAACAGCTTAAAAATGAAAATAAACTAAACGTAGAGCTTAAGAAATACAGAAAGAAAAGGTCGCTAGATGCAAATGCTTATTGCTGGGTATTATGCGACAGAATAGCAAAAGAGCTTTCAAAAGACGGACAAGCAATAACTAAAGAAATTATATATAAAGACGCAATATTACAAATAGGAACATTTGAGCCAATGATAATAGAAGAAAAAGCATACGATAATGTTACAAGAATATGGGAGAAACAAGGACTAGGTTTTCTAATACAAGAAGTCAGTAGAAAAGATAAATGTATAAAAGTACATTGTTATTATGGCTCAAGCACATACGACAGTAAAGAAATGTCTTTATTAATACAATTATTAGTTGATTTAGCAAAAGATTTAAATATAGAAACTAAACCAAAAGAAGAAATAGAAAGCTTACTCAAAAGTTGGAAATAACGTGGCAATTATAGATGATTATTTTAAGCAAGTGAGTAAGGATTAAATAATATTGTAATTGCCACAAGGCCCTTAAAGGAGGGAGTTATGATAGTAAAAGACTTATCAAATAAATTTAATCCAGTACCTAAAAATGAAAGGGTAGTAAATAAGAAAATACTAAAAGATAAAAAAGGAAAATGCAAATTATGTGGAAAGACAGGACAAACAGAAAAACATCATAAAAAATCAAAAGGTAGTGGTGGAAATGATACAGAAGACAATTTAATAGAAGTATGTAGAATATGTCATACAAAAATACATACAGGAGAAATAAAAATATAACAACGAGGGTTAAGACGTAATAAGTTTTAGCCCTTTATTTTACGAAAGGAGAAAGCAAATGGCAAGAAAAAGAATGATAGACCCTAATATATGGCAAAGTGAAGATTTTAGTAGATTATCTACTTTAGCAAAATTAGTTTTTATAGGACTATTTTCTCTTGCAGATGACGAAGGTAGAGGAAGATGTAATCCAGTATATTTAAAGTCTAGTTTATTCCCTTACGAGGAAGGTATAAGAAGTGCCGATATAGATAAAACCTTATCAGAGATAAGCTCTAATATGTCCGTAGTTTTTTACTCTTGTGACGGAAGTAGTTATTATAGCCTTTATAACTGGAACACTTGGCAAAAGATTGATAGACCTAGTGAAAGTAAGATACCAGAATACGATAAAGAAACAATGTCAAGGTTATTCGATGAATATTCGACGAATGTTCGACGAGTAATCGCTCCTAATAAGAATAAGAAAAGAATAGAAGACAATAAGAAAGAAAAGAAAGACTTTGTTCCACCGACTTTAGAAGAAATTGAAAGCTATGTTAAAGAAAAACAGCTAAAAGTAGTGGCTATAGATTTCTATAACTTCTTTACAGAAGGAAATTGGGTAGATAGTAACGGCAAAGAGGTTAAAAGTTGGAAACAAAAAATACTTACTTGGAATGGATATAGTAAAAAAACAGAGCAAAAAGCAAAAAAATACGAGCAAAGAGAATATACAGAAGCAGAATTTAACGGAATGTATGCAAATTAAAGGAGAGTGATAACAAATGAAAGGACATAAAGCAAGATTATTAAATTATTTAAAAGAGAATGGAAAAATAACAACAAAGGAAGCAATAGATAAATTAGGAAATACAAGATTAAGTGAGTACATAAGACAATTAAGAGAAGAAGGGTATTCAATAAAGAATGTGCATAAAAAAGGTGTAAATAGGTTTAATGAAAAGGTATTTTATGATGAGTTTGTACTTGAAGAATGTATAGTTGATGCGAATAGGAGGTAAAAATGGACAAAGAAAAATTACTAAACTTAATTAGAGAAAATATAGAAATAAATAAGAAAAACGCAATAGAAGAAATAGAAAAAGAGCATATGATACCTGCTATGTGGAGTGTATCAACACTAATAGATTTAAAGGCACAAGAGGAACTTATAACAAAGATAATAGAAGCAGAGGAAGAAAAATGGAACTTATAGGGCTATGTAAAAACTGTTTAGGCTGTAACAGATTAGAAGATAAAAACTTCAAAGGAACATATAGATGCGAATATGCAACAATAGAAGAATTAGATATTAATACTTTAAAAAAGGAGTTGTCAAATGAAAGAAAAATGGAAAGATATAGAAAATTATGAAGGACTGTATCAAATTAGTAATTTAGGTAGAGTAAGAAGAACCGATAATGGAAAAGAAAGATTATTAAAACCATTTTTAATAAAAGGATATTATGTGGTTAGATTATCAAAAAAAGGAATAGCAAAAAATAAAAGTATGCATAGATTGATAGCAAAAGCTTTTATACCTAATGAAAAAAAATACAATATTGTAGACCATATAAATGGAATAAAAACAGATAATAGAATAGAAAATTTAGAGTGGGTTACTGCTAAGGAGAATACAATAAGAGCTTGGAAAAAAGGATTATGTCATCAATATTATAAGGGCAAATTTGGTAAAGAACATATAAAATCAAAAAAGATACTTCAGATTAAAGATAATAAAATAATAAATGAATATTTTGGTAGCTATGAGGCAGAAAGAAAAACTGGAATATGGCATAGTAGCATAAATGAATGTTGCAAAAACAAACGTAAAACAGCGGGCGGATTTAAATGGAAATATGCATAATATCAGTATAGAAGACTTACGAAAGGAGCTAAAGAAGAATGGCGATAAATAGTAAAAGAAAGGGTAAAAAGCGGAGAGCTTTATGTAGTGAATGAATTTAAAAAACAAGGTTATGAGTGCAATAGAACAGCACAGTTTAAAGGAAACACAGGAAGAGCAGATGATATTGAAGGCATTGATTACATACACGCAGAAGTAAAGTTTGTAGAAAAACTTAATTTAAGTGAAGCAATGAATCAAGCAATAAGAGATAATCTTGCAAGTGAAAGAGAAGCAATGCCAACAGTATTTCACAAAAAGAATTATCAAGAATTAATGGTAACAATGAGATTTACAGATTGGATAAAACTATATAACGAATATTACAGTAGTATGAAATTGAAAGGAGAACACAATGGATAAAATAGAAAATAGCATGTGTTACGACATAACAAGTGATGCGTTTGATGAAGAATTAATTGGATATAAACCACAAAAGTACAAAGCAGAAATAATTATAGGAAACATAAAAGTATATAATACAAAACATTTTAATTGGGTTAATAGAATGTTTTGGAAAATACTTTTAGGAATAGATATTAAAAGCGTAGATATAGAAATGTAGGAGGAAACAAATGGATAAAATAGAAACCTTAAAAGCAACGATAATAATATTAATAATATTTTGTATAGGCTATATAACAGGAGCATTAATGTACATACAAGAAGTACATGAAGTAGAAAACAAACAGGTGGTGGTACAAAATGAATTGTAAAACGTGTACATATTACCCATGTTTAAAAGTACAATGCAACATAGGAAATAAAGAAGGGTGTAATGATTATAAAAACTTTGTACAATCAGAAATAGAAAAAATAGATAAAGAAGCAGAAAGAAGGGAAAGAGAATGAAGTTAAAAGTATTAGAACTTTTTGCAGGAATTGGAGCTTGTAGTACAGCATTAAAAAGAATAGGCATCGACGTAGAAATTGTTGATGCAGTTGAAATAGATAAATATGCAATAGCAAGTTTTAATGCAATACATAATACAAACTTTGAAACACAAGACATAACAACATATAGTAAAGATTTTAAAAATATAGATTTAATAACACATGGAAGCCCTTGCCAAGATTTTTCAGTAGCAGGAAAACAAGCTGGAGGAGATATTGGTAGTGGAACAAGGTCAAGTTTAATGTATGAAACTATAAGAATAGTAGGACAAATTAGACCTAAATATGTTTTATGGGAAAATGTTAAAAATATATTAAGCAAAAAACATAAACATAATTTTGATGCGTACATAGAAACAATGAATATACTTGGTTATAACAGCTATTATCAAGTATTAAATGCAAAAGATTATGGAATACCACAAAATCGAGAAAGAGTTTATACGATTTCTATAAGAAAAGATATAGACAAAGGTGATTTTACGTTTCCAGAAAAAGAAGAATTAGCATTAAGACTTAAAGACATGTTAGAAGATGAAGTTGAAGAAAAATATTATCTAAGCGAAAAAAGTCTTAAACATTATAATAGAGATTTCGGAAGCAAAGGAAAATTACAAGATGAAATATGTGATACATTGCAAGCAGCAATGGGAACAGGTGGCGGAAATGTACCAATCGTTAAAAGAATAGGAAATATTTATGGCGAAGATAAAGGAACAGGATATGCAGGAAATGTATGGGAAAAAGATGGTTTAAGTCCTACACTTACTAATATGCAAGGTGGTAACAGACAACCAATGATAGAAGTAAAAAAAATCAGAAAAATAACACCGAAAGAATGTTGGAGACTTATGGGATTTAGTGATTATGATTTTGAGAAAGCCCAAAGTATACCCATGAGCAATACACAATTGTATAAGCAAGCTGGAAACAGCATTGTAGTAAATGTATTAGAAAAAATATTTAAAAATTTATTTATAGAAAAAATAGATAGAGTGGAGGAGAAGGAATAATGGGACAAAGATTAAATTTAGAAATAGTAAAAAATGGTGAGGTATTAGCGAATAGTTATTATCATTGGAGTGGTTTTTCAAACTGCTCAATAAATTTAGCGATAAGAATAATTAATAGTTTTGAATACATAAAAAAATATAAGGTAGAAAAATATATAAAGAATAAAGATTTATTGTTTGCTATTAGATTATTAGAAGAAACTGGAGCAGGAACTTATGATATAGAGAACACTAGGAAAATATTAGAAGATGAAACAATGAATTTAAAATTAAAATCATGCGAAGGAAGAGATGAAGGTATTATACGGAATAACAGAAAAAGATATTAAAGAGACAAGAGATTGGGAAGAAGGAAGATTGACAATAGATATTGAAAAGCAAACGATAGATTTTGATGTATTACATAAATATACTACGGAACAGTTTGAAAAAGATTATCATGAAGAAGAAAGAAAAGAAATGAACATTAAAGAAATAAAAAGGAATTTTAAAAATATATCCTTTGAAGATGTTTTTGAATTAAAAGCATTTATAGATAAGTCTAATTATAAAAATGAATATTACTTTTATAATAAATATGATAATAATTATGTTTTTTTAATTCAATAGTTATAAAGGAGTAAGAGTATGACAGTAAAAGTAAAAAAAGAATTTGAATTACATAGCAATCATATAGCAAGAGAAGATGATGTATTAAACTTAATCACAATTAATTATGAGAATGATAGTTTTTTCATAATACTAGAGAAATATGGACATATATTCAATGTGTATTTTAAAGATGAATTTAGTGCAAATGATTATTTAGAATTTAATTATGAAGAAAATAAAATAGCAAGTGCAGATGTATTAATAACAGAAAATGAAAGCAATAGAAGAGTAGCAGAAGTATATGAAAAACAACAAAAGAAAGTTGAGTATTGGAAATCTAAATGTATGAAATTAATAGAAATGCTATAAAGGAGTAAGAGTATGTCAGATGAAGAAATAATAAAACTATGGAAACAAGGTTGGAGTGTAGAAAGAATAGCACATAATTTTCCTAGTTTAATAGTAGGACGTAGAAAAGAACCAAGTTGGCAGATGTATAACAGAGTAGAAACAGTAATTTTAAAATATCAGACAAAGGAGGAGTAAGAGTATATGGAAGAAATTAAAGAAGATATTGTATTAAACGAAGATATAAAAATTATATTTGATGATACATTAATAAGTTTATTTAATGATGTAGAACCAGATTACGAAAATAATTGTATGAAAGGAATAACACTTGATGGTTGTATACAAATAGCAAAGGAAAAAGGATATAAAAATGGAACAATTTTAGTTATATCTGAAAGTTGGTTAGGTGGAGAAATATACAGGTATAACAATTATGGAAAACACGAATGGTATAAAGTAGGGACTATGGTAGGTTTTGCATAAATCAATAGAATATACATTTTAGGAGATGATAAGTAAATGGAAGAAGATATAAAAGATTTAGAAATGGATTTAGAAGATATAAAATATTGCTTAATAAATTATTTTGGTAATAAATATGGTGAGAAAGTAGGAACAACAATAGAAAATCTACTAAAAGGATATAAGACAATAGATAAAATGACAGATACATTAAAATATTACTGTGGAGAAGGACAAGATAGAAGTTTTTGTGAAGAAATATGCAGAGATAAATATTGTGATAAAGAAAATTGTAAAGGACGTATAATACAATATTTTGAGAAAAAGGTAGGTGAATAGTATGAAAACATATACAGGAATAGAGTTATTACAAGCAATTAGAAACGGAGAGATAAAAGGCGGAACTAAAATAGAAGTACATGATTTATCAGTATTAGATAGAGTTGTTACAGTAATACAAGTCAATGAACGTAAAGGACTAGAATGGAAAAATGGAGAATTTGATACATCAATGCTTTTAAATGATTATTATTACTTTAAACCAATAGAAGAACCAGAAGAAATAGATATACAAGCAATAGAAGATTTAGGAGTAATTGATTATAAAGGAATACCAATAAAATCATTATCATTAAAAATAAATGAGCTAGTGCAAGCAATAAAACAAATAGATAATAAACTAAACAATAGATAAAGGAGAAGTAATATGTTATATGATGAAGAACTAGAAAATAGCATTGATTATAAATATAAAACATTCTATTATAGAGCGACATATAAATTAACAGTAGAAGAAGCTAAATATATATTAAGTAAAGGATATTTTAATGACGAACTTATGCTAGGAGCAAGAAGAGTTTTAATAGAGCATATAGAGAAATTAGAAGCAAAAATAAAGAAACTAGAGTTACAAACTATACCATTAATGCAAGGAGAATTAAGTGTTTACAGAGGTATGGATAAAATTGCAGAGGAGATTTGTAGGAAGGAGTAGATATGGAATTTGATATAGATTTCTGGAACGAAGAAACAGAAAAAGACTTTTATAAATATAGGAATGTATTGGTAGAGAATAGCAATATGGATACTATTCAAGCTACACATTTTTTAGAAAATATATATAGCTCTGTATCAAGAGAATACGGAGATTAAAGGAGTAATGCTTATGAATGACAAAAGAAAAAGAAAAGAAGCAATACTACTTATAGAAAAACAAATTGAAGCAGAAGAAACAATGTTAAAACAAATGAAAACATATATAAGAAGTAACGATAAGAACTATAACAGAATAAAACAAAATCACATAGACAGAATAAGTGTATTAAGTTATATCAAAGTTAGATTATAAGGGAGGTATACAAATGAGAGTTAGCTACAAAGTGCCAAGATGGGTAAAAAAGAAAATGGAAAATGAACTATATCAGTATTGGGATAATAAAAAAGAACTGAAAGAAATGCAACAAGATATATTAGAAGGTTCGCCAAATCCACCAGATGGAATGCCAAAAGGAAATATGACATCTAATCCAACAGAACAAAAGGCAATAGCATTAAGAACTACAAGAAGTATAATGGCGGTAGAAAGAAGATTAACATATATAGAAAATGCTATAAACAGATTAAATGAAGATGAAAAGAAAGTGTTTGAAATAATATTTAAAGAAAGACATAATCAGAAAATGGCAGAAACATATAAATATATTTCAAAAGATACATACTATAACACATATAATAAAATAATATATTTTACAGCCGTTGAATTTGGAGAAATTTAATAAGGTACGAAAAAAGTACGAAAATTTTAATAAAAAAACGTGCTATAATGTTAATAGGTAGTATAGAAACATAAAATAAACCTTCTTAAAATTTGAGTTTTGAGCTTACAGAAATGTAGGCTCTTTTATTATACCAAAGAGGTGTTAACTATGACACAAGCAGAATTATTTGAAGAATTCGTTAAAAACGTATGTCCTTATTGTAAATACCCGTGCAATACACATGATAGAGGCATCACAATAATACAAGACCCATATAGTTATGGTGCAAAGTGTATAGATTATAAGAAGGACGAAAGTAAAATAGAAGGATATAAAGTACCTTTAACAAGAACGGCTAAAGTACAAAGGTGTGTTATGCCGAAGTTGTTTGGGAAAGAGTAAAAAGAGTAGGTGAAAGGATATGGCAAATGAGAAAAACTTAATAAAAAACGAAGACTTAACACCGAGTCAACGCCGAGCTAATGCAAGTAAAGCAGGTAAGGCTAGTGCTAAAAAAAGAGCAGAAAGAAAAGCATTAAAAGAAGAATTAGAAATTTTATTAGAATCAATAGCAGAAGACGGAAAAACTTATCAAGAAAGCATAAGTATTTCCTTAATAAAAGAAGCACAAAAAGGTAATACAAAAGCCTATGAAATAATTAGAGATACAATAGGGCAAAAACCAAAAGAAGAGATTGTTGGTAAAGTAGGTATAGGTACTATAGAAGAATATCTAAAAGAAGTTGAGGGAAATGAGTATTAATACAAAAAAATATATTGGAAAATATATCAAGATTAGAACGAAGGAAAGTACAGTAGTTCCTTTAAGACTCAACCAAGCACAAATGCGACTGTACAATATAATAAAGGAGCAAAAGGAAGTTGGTAAGCCAGTAAGAATAATAATACTAAAAGCAAGACAATTAGGTTTTAGTACAATAACGGAAGGGATATTTTTTAAAGATACAGCAACAAAACGAAACGTTAATACAGCAATTGTAGCACATAAAGAAGAAAGTACAACAAACTTATTTAATATGACTAAATTAATGTATAACGAACTACCAGAGCAATTAAAACCACAAATAAAAGCATCTAATGCTAAAGAACTTATATTCAACGATAAGAATGGAACAGGACTTAATAGTAAAATAAAGTGTATGACAGCAGGGGGAGAGGGTGTTGGTAGGTCAGATACAATTAATAACTTGCATATATCAGAACTTGGTTTCTGGAAAGGTAAGAAGAAAGAAATATTATTAGGACTATTACAAGCGGTGCCAAATAATCCAAACACTATGGTAATAATAGAAAGTACAGCAAATGGGTATGAATATTTTAAGGAAATGTGGGATGATGCAGTAGCAGGGAGAAGCGATTATATACCATTGTTTGTAGGTTGGAACGAGTTAAAAGAGTACAGTATGCCTTACACTGGTTTTGAGCTAACCAACAAAGAAAAGGAATTGCAGAGACAATACAACCTTACGTTAGAACAATTAACTTGGCGAAGATGGAGCATAGCAAACAATTGTGGTGGAGATGAGGAATTATTCGCACAAGAGTATCCAATAAATCCACAGGAAGCATTTATAAGTACAGGAAGATGTTATTTTGATAAAGAAAAGATAATAACTAGAATACAACAACTTAAAGAGCCTATTAAAATAGGTTCTTTTATTTTTGACTACGATGGATTGAAAATAAGCAATATAAGGTTCAAAGAAGATAAAGAAGGAGCTATAAAGATATATAAAAAACCAGAGATAGGAAGACCATATGTACTAGGTGGAGACACAGCAGGAGAAGGTAGCGACTATTTTACAGGACATGTAGATGATAACATAACAGGCGAACAGGTAGCAGTATTAAAACAACAGTATGATGAAGTGGATTATACAAGACAGATGTACTGCTTAGGGATGTATTACAACACCGCACTAATAGGAATAGAAGCCAATTATACAACTTATCCAATACAAGAGCTAACAAGGTTAAGTTATCCTAAACAATATGTAAGGGAGAAAGAAGATACATATACAGGTAGACACGATAAGGCTTATGGGTTTAAAACTACATCATTAACAAGACCACTAGTGCTAGCAGAGTTACAAACCTTGGTTAAGGAAAATGTAGAATTAATCAATGATAGAGAAACACTCGAAGAAATGTTAGTGTTTGTAAAGAATGAAAGAGGCAGAGCAGAAGCGCAGGACGGATATCACGATGACTTGGTTATGGGAAAGGCTATTGCTTTATATATAAGACCACAGCAAAGTATGAAAATTATGACCAAAGAAAAGATTTTAAAAGATAGTATGTATAAAGACTTTGGAATAAAAGAAGAAATAGATACAGACTACGGAAGTATGATAGAAGTAATTTAGGAGGAAAAGATGCAATTATTATATTCAATTTTAACAGTTCTATGCTTATGCATAGGCTTTTATTTTGGCTTTAAAATTGGTAAAAATAACGAATTACCTAAACTAGTAATTAAGAGTAAAAAAGAAAAACAACAAGAGAAAGATATAGAAAAAGAAATAAATTTATTAGAAAAGTCATTAAATAATTTGAACAGATATAATGGAACTTCTGATGGACAGGAGGAAATTGTGTAATGAATGAAGAATTAGAACATTTTGAAACTGAAGAATGGAAACAGTATGAAAAAGGTAAAAATTATAATATTTCTGTAGGTTTATATAAAGATACAGAAGATAATTATAATTTCTTCCATGGTAACCAATGGCCTAAAGCAAGATTAGGAAATATTCAACCTATTACATTAAATATAATAAGACCAACGGTAAAACGTAAAGTTGGAATTTTAAATAGAGATTCATATCAGATAGTATTTAATCCTAATGCATATGAAAGTTATACAGAGGAAGAAAAAATAGATGAAATATGTAAGGTATTAAATAAGTATTGTAATAAGATATGGGAAGCAGAGCAAGTTGGTAAAAAAGTTAGAGAAACATTAAAAGATGCATGTATTAATTCTGAAGGTATTATTCATACATATGAAGAAAATGAAATAATTAAGACAGAAATAATAGATAAGACAAATATTTATTATGGAAATGAAAATGATTCTGATATACAAGCACAGCCTTATATAATAATAAGCTATAGAAGAACAGTAGATAGTGTTAAAGAAGAAGCAAGAAGAAATGGAATACCAGAAGAAGAAATATTAAAAATTACTGCTGATTCAGATTACGAAGAACAGTCTGGAAGAGATAAAAGAACAGAAGAAATTTCTCCAATGTGTTTAGTTTTACTTAAGTATTATAAAAAAGATGGTACTGTATGGATGAAAAAAAGCACTAAAAATGCTATTGTGTGCGAAGAAGCAGATACAAAGTTGAACTTATATCCAGTAGCACATATGGTTTGGGAAGAAGTAAAAGGATATTCAAGAGGATTAGGAGAAGTTAAGTATTTAAGAGCAAATCAAATAGAAATAAACAAAACAGCTACTAGAAGAGTGTTAGCGGTTCAATTATGTGCATACCCTAAATTGGTTGTAAATACTAAATATGTATCGAATTTAGCAAGTTTAGATAAAGTAGGCACTATGATAAAAGTTGATGAGATGCAAGCTGAAGATGTGAATAAGGTTGTAAGTTACTTAAGACCTACAACTATGTCATCAGATGCATTGAATTTACAACAAGAATTAATGAAAGATACACAAGAGTTAGCAGGTGCAGGAGATACTATTAATGGAAATGTAGACCCAACACAAGCAAGTGGAAAAGCAATTTTAGCAGCTCAACAATCAGGAGAATTACCATTAAATGAACAAAAAGAAAGATATAAAACATACTTAGAAGATTTGGCAAGAATATGGTTTGAAATGATAAAAACATATTCTATTAATGGAATAACAGCTACAAAAGAAGAAAAAAATGAAGAAACAGGTGAAATAACTGAGGTTCCATATCAAATTAGTCATGATGAATTACAGAAAATGAAATTTAATATAAAAATAGAGATAACACCACATTCAGCATATGATAAGTTTGCTCAAGAACAAAGTTTAGAAAATCTAATGATAAATAAACTAATAACATTTGAAGAATATGTAGATGCATTATTTGAAGATAGTGTAATGCCTAAATCCAAATTAGAAAAAATATTAAAAAACAGAGCAGAAAACAAGAAAAGAATACAACAAATGCAAATACAGGCAAATGCATTACAAGGTGCAATGAATGAAGCTATGATAATGCAGCAAGAAAGAGAAAATCAGATACAAAACATAGCTGATGAAGCACAAGGAGTAAATGATAATTTAATGCAAATGGTGGGGGTGAACAACAATGAAATGCAACCAATGTAGACTAGTAGAAATGGTAGTCGAAAAAGTTGAAAACAATCTAATAACGCATAAATGTCGAAAATGCGGAAGTGAATACAAAGAAGAAATTAAAGACGAAGAAAAGTAGTCTTTTTTTAATGCCCAAAACGTGCTGCATGGCTTAAAAATCTGCAAGGAATAGTCGACGGACTTAAAATGGGAGGTTTTTATGGAAGAAAATGAAAATAACGAATTAATTGTAGAAGAAAGTGTACCTGAAACACTTGAAACAAATGAAGAAGTAGAACAAGTTCAAACTGATGCTAGCGAAAGTGAAGAACAAGTTCAAGAAGAAAAAGTAGAGCCAGAAAAGAAATATACGCAAGAAGATGTTGATAGGTTAATAGATGCTAGATTTGCAAGAGAGAAATCAAAACAAGAAAAACAAAACGAAAAATACAAAGAATTAGAGAGTATCATGCAAGCAGCACTAGGAGCACAAGACATTGATGATGTTATAAAAAAATCAAAAGAGTTCTATAAATCTAACGGAATAGACATTCCAGAATATAAGTCATCTTTAAATGTAAGAGATGAAGAAATTTTAGCTGATGCTTATGCAAAAGAAATAGTTTCAACAGGTGATTATAAAGAAATGGAATCCGAAGCAAATCGTATTTCAAAAATACCAGTTGAAGAACGTTCAATTCGTGAAAAGGTAATGTTTGACAAACTTTGCGATGCTTTAATGGAAAATAAAAATAAAAATGAACTTAAAGCAAAAGGAATTGATATTAATATTCTAGATGATGTGAAATTTAAAGAATTCAAGAAAAAATTAAGTTACAACACATCAATCACAGAAGCAGTAGACATGTTTAATAAAATAAACAATCCAGCTGAACATAAAAAAGAAAAGCCTGCGTCAGCAGGAAGTGCAAAAAGTGAAAACAGACAAGAAAGCGAGACGTTTACACCAGAGAAAATTAACAGTATGACACCGCAAGAAATAAGTAAATATTGGAATAATCCTGCCTTTAGAAAAGTTGCAGGATTAAATTAATTTTAAAGGAGGAATAGCAAATGGCTATAACAGTAAGTATTGATAAATTAATATCAACAAAAGTATTAAAGGAATTAGAGAACAATCTAATTGCAAAAAGAATTTGTACATTAGACACAGGTTCACAAATCAAAAGAAAAGGAGACCAAGTAACATTTCCAGCATTAGGAGACCCAAATGTTCAAAAATATACAGGAACTATAAATTATGAAGATTTAGAAGACACAGGGGTTACATTAAAAATTGACCAAGCTGAATATACAGCTTTCAAAATTGATGATATTGAAGCTTTCAGAAGTTCAATAGATATTAAAGGCACACAAGTTGAAAGAAGTGGATACAAATTAAAAGACAGTGCTGACAAATATGTTTTAGCTTTAGCAGAAGATGAAACTATCATAAATAGAGTTGATGGAACAGGTATTTCAGAAGATAATGCTCTTCAATTACTTGCAAAAGTAAGAAGAAAATTAGACGAAGCAAATGTACCTCATGGACAAGCTTTCTTAGTAATAGACCCAATGGTAAAAGAAAAATTAGAGCTTGCAGGTATCAAATTTGGTATCAATGAAGGAATGAAAGGATTTGAAGGTGGACTTGAATGGGCTGATTATTTAGGAATGAAATTATTCGTTTCTAATAATGTTAAAGTAACAGGAGAAGGAAAACATTTATGTATGGCAGGTTCTTTCAATGCTATCGTATATGCTGACCAAATATTAAAATCAAGATTTATAGCTGATGCTGAAAATGCATTTGAAGGATTATATAGTGCTTTACATGTATATGATGCAAAAGTAATAAAACCAGCAGAAGTAGTTGTATTAGAAGCTACTGAAGCTTAATGGTAAGAGGGAGAAACACTCCCTCTTTTATATCACTTAAATAGAACTAGATAGGTGCAAATCCTATATAAGTGGAGAGGAGAAAAATAATGAGCTTGATTAAAAATTTAAAAAGAAGAGAAGTAGAAATATTTGGAGCAAAAAGAATTGTAAGAAATGAAGTAAAGAAAGAAGAAAAAACTACAACTAAAAAAACAAGGAAGAAAAAAACGGAGGTAAAATAATATGACACTTCGGAGAAAATAAAAAAATTACGTTAGCATTGATAGAAGAATATTCTAAGGAGAATAACAATCTAACAGAAGATGAAGATATAGCAGAAAGACTAAACCTTGTTTATTCAACAGCATATCAAGAATTAAGTCAAAACAAAAAGATATTAAAAACAAAGGTATTAAAAGATGTTGATTCAGAAGATAGCGGAGAAGGATATACAGAATATTCATTACCAAGCAATATGTATCAACAAGTGTCTATTATAGCACTAGATGAAAATAATAATGATGTATTAGCAGAGTATAAAAAAATAGGTAAAAAAATATATATTAAAAACGATTCAAAAGCAAAATATATTTTAGAATATTATGCATATCCAACTGTTATAACAGAGGAAACAAAGGATAGTTTTGTATTAGAGATAGACCAAGATGTACAAATGCTTTTACCATGGGCTGTGGCCAAGGATATTTTAAAAGTAGACCCATCTAGTGATTATGAAGCATTTTTAAGAGAATACCAAAGAAGATTACAGGCATTAGATACAAGAACGGCAACTGTAACAGTTACAATAGAAGAAGGGGTGTTGTAATATGGTAAAAACACCAATTAGGAGAATGTATTCTAATTTTAGGGGAGTAGATTTTTCATCAGACCCAAGTATTGTAAATCTATCAAGAAGTCCAGATGCGCTAAATGTTTGGAAAAACTATTCGGATACACAAGGAAGCTGCATAGAAACAAGACCAGGTATTAAACTGTTAGGTGATTTTGAAGGCAGAATAAATGGAATTTATATATATAAAGATAAAGCTTTAGTGCATGTTAATAAAAATTTATATCTATGGACAAACTTTCCAGATACCCCTGCAGAAAAAACATTATTAAAAGAAAATATGCAAAATAATAGAAGTTCATTCTGTATTTTTAATGATGAGCTTTTTATAGTTGACGGTGAAAATTATTTAGTATACAGCAATGGAGAATTAAAAAATGTATCAGATAATGCATATATACCAACCACAACAACTGGAAGAAGTCCAAGTGGTGGAGGAGATAAGTATCAAGACGTAAATGTTTTACAAACTAAAAGGAAAAATGGATTTGTGGCAGATGGAACTTCAAAAGACTATTTTTTAGATGCTACTAATATAGATAGTATTGAAGAAGTTATTGTTAATGATAGTGTTGTTACAAATTATACTGTAGATAAAACTTTAGGAAAAGTTAGTTTTACTACAGCACCGACAGCACCAAATATTTCTGGTATAGATAACGTATATATCACATATTCAAAAGCAACTGTAGGATATACTGATAGAATTGGTAAATGCAAGGTTATAGTGATATATGATAATAGATTATTTTTCACAGGAAATTTAGAATATCCTAATGCAATATTCCATTGTGCTTTAAATAATCCATACTATGTAAGTGATTTAGCATATTATGAAGACGGAACAAGTGAAAGTGCAATAAAATCACTTGTAGTAGGAAATGGTATCTTATGGGTATTTAAAGAAGCAAGTCAACAAAATGATACGATTTTTTATCACAATTCAACACTAGACACAGAAGGAAAAGTTTATCCAAACTATCAAGGTAATGTTTCAGTAGGTTGTTATTCTGAAGCGATTAATTATAAAGATGATATAGTATTTTTAAGTAGAACTGGATTAGAGGGGATTTCTAATAATGATATAACTAGTAAGCAATTATTAAGTCATAGAAGCAGTTTAGTTGATAATAAACTTACAAATGAAAACAATTTCTCAATGTCAATGATGGTAGAATGGCAAGGATATTTGATTGTTTTAGTAAATGGAAGTATATATTTAGCAGATTATAGACAAATGTATCAAGGAGCATTAGGATATGAGTATGAATGGTATCTATGGCAATTCAATAAAAATATATGCTTTGTAAAATCATACAAAGAAAAATTATATTTAGGAAGCGAAAATGGGCAAATTTATGTATTAGAAGGTACAAATGATAATGGAGAAATAATTAATAGCTATTGGACTACTCCAATGGACAATTTCGGATATGGGAATTTAAACAAAACAACAAATAAAAGGGGTGGAATAGCAAAAATAAAGACAATTCCAAATGGTATTATAAAAGTAGCAGAATGTACAAATAAAAGAAGCGAGAATAAATTTATATCTATGTATTCAGCTACTGGATTTGATTTTCAAAATATAGACTTTCAAAATTTTGCCTTTACTACGAAGAATAATTCATACATATTATATAAAATTAAAGAGAAGAAATTCTTAGAAGTATCCTTAAAGTTTTATAGTGATGAAATAGATAAGCCTTTTGGATTATATAATGCAATTTTAGAGGCTTTTGTAGGAGGTTATACAAAGAAGTAGGAGGAAAAAATGGAATTATCAAAATTAAATGAAAATTTAAACAATATTCAATCACTACCTGATAAACCAACATTAACAGGTGAAGAATTGAAGCAGGAATTTGATAAAGCAGCGAATGTAATTAAAGAATATTTGAATGGAATTTTAACTGAGGAACTTATTAGTATATTAACAGAATTAGAAAGAGAAATTTTAACAGGTGATAGTGCAATAAACACAATAAATGGCATAATTTCAGAAATGAAAACCAAACTCGATACTGTAGAAACAGGAGCAAACAAATATACACATCCAACTAGCGCTGGCAATAAACATATTCCAAGCGGTGGTTCTAGTGGTCAAATATTACGTTGGAGTGCTGAAGGTACTGCAGCTTGGGGAGCAGATAATAATACAACATATAGTGCAGCAACAACAAGTGCTAATGGTCTTATGAGTTCTTCAGATAAGACTAAATTAAACGGAATAGCGACAGGAGCTACTAAAAATACTGTAGAAAATGTTTTGACAAGTACATCAACAACAAATGCATTAAGTGCAGCACAAGGAAAAGCACTTAAAGCTTTAATTGATGCAAAACAAAAAACAATAACAAGAGGAACATCAACTCCATCAGGTGGAAGTAACGGAGACATTTATATACAATACTTTTAAGGAGGAATAGAAGATGGGAAACATGTCAGGTAGTTATGGAAGCCATTATAGTTTGTGGCAGTCTATAACAGTTAATTCACAGAATGTTGCTAACAATACTAGTAATGTAACGGTGAGGATGTATTTAAGTTTTGACGGTTCATCGTATTATGCATATACTAACTATACAACATCAGGAAGAATGACGATAAATGGAACAGCAAGAGATTATAGTATAGCAAGTATAAATTTTAGTTCTGGACAAGCTAAAGATATTTTACTTGCAGAATGGACAGGTGATATTGCACACGATAATAATGGTGAAAAAACGTTATCAGTAAGTGGAAGTTGGAATACAGATACATCAAGAATAGGAAGTGGTTCATGTAGTGCTAGTCAAGCGTTACCGAAAATAGCGAGAAAAGGGGTTCTGCAAATAAATAAAGTCAGCGATATTACCATGAATAGTGCTAAAGTAAATTATTCACATACTAGTGGATTATTTACACATGTACAATATAGTTTAAACAATGGAGCATGGCAAAATAGCTCAGGATATCCAGATATGACATTAACAGGACTAAGTCCTAATACAACATATTCAATACGTGTAAGGGCCTTAAACTCTGATAGAACAATTATAGGAGATGCTAGTAATAGTGTTTCTTTTACAACAGTTGATATAGGAAAAATCAGTAGTGTTGCTAATTTTGAACATGGAAATAATGCAAGTGTAGTAATAACTAATCCATCTCGGAAGTAGTTTAAGTTTAGCAATGAAAATTGGTAGTACACAGATATTAAGTAAAACTGTAAGTACAGGCACAAACGCAATATCTTTTACAGATTCACAATTAGATGCAATATATAAATTATACGGAAGTAGTAGTTCTTTAACTGCTACTTTTGTTTTAACAACAGCAGGGAGCTATACAAATTCAAAAACATGTACAATTACTTTAAAAGGAAATCAAAAAACAATACGAACTAATGTAAGTAGTAGTTGGAAAAGAGGAAAACTATGGACTAATGTAAGTGGTACTTGGAAAAGAGCTGTACTGTGGACAAATGTAAATGGTACATGGAAAAGAGGAATATAGGGAGGAAAAAGCATGGAAAACAGTAATCAACCTAATCAATATGAAGATATAGATAAATTAATAAGTAACCAAGAGGAAATGTTAGATAAATCGTTAGAGCAACAAAATAGCATTATTGATAAATCTACCCAAATGAATGTAGAGCAATTAGAAAAAAATAAAGCTGATATAGATAAAGAACTTGAGAAAACAAACAGAGGAATTTATCAAGAATATAGAAAAGCACAAAATCCGTATGGATATAATGCTGAAGCTTTAGCAAGTAGGGGGCTTGCTAATTCTGGATATGCAGAAACAACACAATCAAATCTATATAACACATATCAAAAAAACATAACAGAGACAATGAATAATGCAAAGAATTTGAAGGCTAATTTTGATTTAGAGATTAGCCAAGCTATGCAAAATGGTGATTTAGCTAAAGCACAAAATGCTCTAGAGATTTATAACCAACGTATGCAACTTCTTACACAAGAATATGAATTAAGAAATAATAGAGAACAATATTTATACCAAAAAGAACAAAATGAGCTTGCTCAAAACAATTGGGAAAAAGAATTTGCATATCAACAAAACAGAGATGCAGTTTCAGATGAAAGATACAACAAAGAGTTTGCATATCAGCAAAATAGAGATGCTATTTCAGACGAAAGATATAATAAAGAATTTGCATATCAAGAGAATAGAGATGCTATTGAAGATAGTAGATATGCTCAAGAATGGGAATATCAAAAGCAAAGAGATGCTATTCAAGATAATAGATATTTAAGTGAATGGGAAAGACAGAGACAATTAGATGCATTAGAAGAAGAATGGAGACAAAAAGAATTTGCATATCAGCAAAATAGAGATGCCATTGAAGATGAAAGATATAACCAAGAATGGGAATATCAAAAAAAAAAAGCGGCTAGCAGTAGCTCTAGGAAATCTAGTATACCTGTTATAGAAAATACAACTGATGAAAATACTACTAATAACAATGCATATACAGCAGAACAAGTGTTATCTCAAATGCAACCATTAAAAGGAGTTAACAAAGATGGCTCTCCATATACAAAAGTACAAGATGGAATTTCAGGAAAATATTTTAATTCACCAGCAGATTTGTTAGAATATTACAATTTGTAAGGAGGAAAAATGGCTAGAAAATTATCTGAAATATTAAGAGAAAATGAAGAACTAAGCAAGCAAAAAGTACTAGAAGTAAATCAGCAATTTAATGAATTAGTAAATAAAGAAGGTGCTAAAGATACTTCTAAACATACTACAACATATAGAAATATATTAAATGCTATGGATTCAAAAGAACAAAAAAGTAGTTTTAAAAAAGCAAATGGACTAACTTTATGGGATAGAATAAAAAATACTGCTAGTGATACAGGAAAAATAACAGAAAACACCTTTTTAGGACTGAAAAATGGTATAAATAGTTTTCAACAAAACTTTATAAGAAGCAATAGTAATATACAAGCTAATACAAGGGATACATTTAATAGAATAGAAGATAGAATATTAAATAAAAAAGCAGAAAAAAATCCAGAAAAGGTAGCAGAAGCAATACAAAAAAGAACAAACAATTCGTTAAATCAGTTACTTTCAGGAGATAAAATTCGTGAAGAAACTAACAAAAATCTTGAAAAGATGCAGGCAAAGGTAGAAGAAAACAATAAAAAAATACAGGAAAATGCAGAAAGCATAAGTAATCCTGTAGGAAAATATTTGGCAGGAAATATAATGCCTTCTATAGGTCAAATGGCTCCACGGATTAGTTGGTGGCCCTGCAGGTGTTGCATATTTTATAGGTTCAGCAAAAGGTAATTATTATAATGATGCAAAACAAAGAGGAATGGACGATAAGCAAGCTGATAGATATTCTACTATAATGGGTGTAATAGAAGGTTCGTTAGAATCAGTAGGTGCAAAATTAACAACAAATGTTGGTAAAAGTTTATTAAAAAAGAATATAAAAGGTGCATTACTAGATTATGGCTTAGATGTTGCTGAAAACTTTTTAGAAGAAGCTGTTGTAGAACCTATAAGTGAATTAGTAGCACAAACAACTGGAGGGAAAGACAAAGCTAATTGGGAAAATATAAGAAAAAGATTTTTACAAAGTGGAATAGATGGAGCTGTTACTTCTTTAATAACTGGTGGAGTTGCAGGTACGATAGGTGGAATTGCTTCAAGAAGTCAAAATAATCAAGCAACAAAACAAAATATATTACCTATAAAAGAAAATGCAAATGTAAATGAATATAGAGATTATTATACAAATAAAAAGGTAGATAGTAATACTAATAAAATGCTAAATGAGGCACAAAAACTTATAGATGATAACGCAAGTTTTAATACACCAATTAATAGCAAATTCCTAGAGACAGCAAGAAATAATAATATAGATATAAATTCAAACGATATACAAAATATAAATAGAGTTTTAGCAGAAAGAAACATAAATGGTAGCTTCGATGCGGAATTATTTAATAATAGCTCACAATCAGCATTATGGAGAAAAACTAAAGACGGCAATGGAAATATGATAAGAGAAGTTGTGTTTAATCCAAATGCAGATACAAATAAAACAATACAAAATTTAACGATACATGAATTAATACATGATTTTGAAGATTCAAACTCATATACTCAATTAAAAGATTTGGTTTTAAGTTTTGACAAGACAAAAACAGGATATGAAGAGGCAAGAAAAGCCTTAGTAGAAACATATTCAAAAGTATACAACAAAGATGCTGCAGATTTCAATGAATTAATTGATAATGAAACAGTAGCAGATATATTAGGAAATAAATTAGGAGACCAAGAATTTATTAATAACCTGACAATGCAGGATAGAACGTTAGGACAAAAAATATATGATTGGGTAGTAGATAAACTAAATAAAATTAACAAATTAACTGGATATAAAAATGAAAAATTATATTGGACAGATGTAAAAAATAAATTTGAAAATGCATTTAAGCAACAATACACAGAAAATAATAGTAGCTTAAAATATAGTATAAAAACTGATAATAATGGAAATCAATATATAAAAGTAGATACCGACCAAGATATATTTGAAGGAATAGATGAAAAAGATTATACAAAAATAGCAAAGATGTATATGCAAGATTATCTTAGAGGAGAAACTACATTAAATAAAAGTGATACAACAACTATAGATAATAAAGGAATAAATAAATATACCAATCCTAAGCAACAGACTAAATATATAAGTGAAAAAATGAAACTTACCCCAGAATTAAAAAATGTGTTAGAAGTTGCTAAAAAAGAAACTATTTCTTTACCAACAAAGGAAAATAGCAAATATAAAAGTTGGGAATATTACAAGTTTAATTTTGAATTAGGCGGTAAGAATTTTGAAGGAACTATAAATATAGGAATAGACAAAAATGGAAACAAACATTTTTATGAAATTAATAAAATCCATACTACGTCAAATTCGTCTGTTTCAACGAATAAATCTAGTAGTATGGATTCTATTAATAATAGTATAGCACCTTTAAATAAAAATGTCAATACTACTAAATATTCTATGCAAGAATCTGAAAATAATACACAATTAAGTGAAGAGGCTAAGAAACAACTGCATAAGTATGTCTATATGGATACAGAACAATTAAATAAAGCGTTTAGCGAAGCAGTTGAAAACAAGGAAAACATGTTAATAGAGTATAATGCTCTTCAAAAAGAATATAAAGAGTTTCAAAAGACAGAAGAATTTAAAAATGCATTAAATGATTTTGTTTATTCGGAAAGACAAAAAGCAGAAACAACAGAAATAATGGATAAATCCGATAAATATGCAAATAAATTAAGATATTATAACGAACAATATGAAAAATACAAAGGGCAACAAGAGGCTATAAATAGTTTGTTAATGGGAAACGAAAAAGATACAAGAAGCAGTGAAGAAATAGTTGAACAAGCTGAAAAGCATTTTGGTACAACAACAAATTTCAAAGAAACAGCATACATAGACATTAATGGAAAACAAATTGATTTTTCTGGAAAGCATGAAGGTGGACCATCAGGAGCTAGGACATTAGACCATAGACAAATAAATGAAATAGATACAGATATGGATTCTTTTATAGCAATGGGGAATATTAGGATTCTTCCAGAAGGTGGTGGAATAAATCTAAAGATAGAGCCAAATTTGAAACAATATAGTAAATTACGTGAATATATAGATAGTGTTGATGGAGAGATTTATATTGATATAGATAGAAGTAAATATTCTTATGATAGTGCAGAATATAAAAAAGGAACATCCGCAAGTAAGATAATAAATGATTTACAATATTATTTTAAAAATGGAGAGTTTCCTAAACAAAGTGAATTAGCACAGTTTAGGTATTCAGTAAGTAAAAACAATCAAAAATGGCAACAATATTTAGAGAAAAACTATAGAAATATAGGCACAGGAAAAACAATAAAAGAGCTTAAGTTACCTTTAAAAAAGGATATAATAACAGATAAAGATTACCAAGTATTAAACAAAATATATGAAAGAGAAGGAACAACAGAAGTAAAAACAAGTAGTCAAGTAGAACAAGAAAATAAAGTAGCTGAAGTATTAGAAAAATTAGCAAATGACAAGAAAACATTAAATCCTATTGAAATATCTAAGTTAACTCAAGAAGATGCAAGTACGACACCGAAATTAAATAATAAAAATTACCAGAACGGAGATAGGGTAAGTAGTTTTTATAGGAACGTTACTAAAACATCAGAATTTTTAAATGAAGGCTTAAGGCAAGAAATGTCTAAAGAAGAAAATATACAATACTATAAAGGGATAACTAATGTTGAAACATTAGAAAAAGCGTACAATAAGCTAAAAGAAAATGGACAGTCAGAAACAAACGATTGGTATTGGAAAAAAAGTGAAAACGCTAATGCAGAAGATGTAGCAAAAGGATGGATATTATTAAAACAATATCAAGACGTTGGTGACTATGAAAACGCTGTTAAGGTAGCAAAGAAAATGCGCGACATAGGAACAACAGCAGGACAAACAGTACAAGCCTATAACATACTTTCAAGGTTGACACCAGAAGGTATGTTTTATTATGCACAAAGCGAATTGAATGAAGCATATAATAAAATGGTACAAGGAAAATCAAAAGAATGGATTGAAAAAAATCAATCTAATTTTGATTTAACACCAGAAGAAACTCAAAGTATATTAGATATAATGCAAGATGTTTCAAAAATGCAAGATGGTTATGACAAGAAAGTTAAATTAGCTGAAGTTCAAAAAATTATAACAGATAAAATTCCAACAACGAAAAGCCAAAGTCTTAAAGCTTGGATGAGAATATCAATGCTATTCAATCCTAAAACACAAGTAAGAAATATAGCAGGAAATACTGTTATATTACCAATAAATATGTTTAGTGATAGTGTATCAGCAGGAATCGACAGAATGATATCAAAGAAAACTGGAGTAAGAACAACAGGAAACACAAGTTTAAAAAGTTATGCTAAAGGGTTTGGAAAAGGTTTGCGTGAATCTTATAATGATTTTAGAAAAGGCATAAACACAAGGAATATAGAAGGAAACAGATTTGAAGTAACAGAAGGTAAAAGTTTTAAAAATAAAGGTATAGGAAAAGCACTAAATAGAGTAGACAATATATTATCATTTATGTTAGATGCAGGAGATAGGGGTTTTTATGAAGCAGCATTTACCAACTCTATAAATAATCAATTAACTTTAAACAAAACCACAGAAGTAACACAAGATATGATAGATATAGCAACAAATGAAGCATTACAAAGGACTTGGCAAGATAATAATGCATATACCAATACTGTTTTAGGAATAAGGAAAAAGTTAAACTTTGGGAAAGGCTATGGATTAGGTGATGTTTTAATTCCTTTTGCTAAAACACCAGCGAACTTAACAAAGGCAATAGTTGATTATTCGCCAGTAAGATTAGTAAAAGTTCTCGCAACAGATGTAAGGAAATTAAATAATTCTTTAGAAAATGGTCAATACACACCACAATTACAGCACAAAGTAGTTCAAAATATAGGAAAAGGAATGGCAGGAAGTTTCTTGTATGTATTAGGCTGCGCTTTAGCAAGTGCAGGAATAGCATCAGGAGAAGCAGATGATGACAAAGATGTAAAGAACTTTATGAAGAACTCTTTAGGAATTAACAGTTATTCTATAAAAATCGGAGACAAAACTTTTTCTTATGATTGGGCTCAACCAATAGCAACACCAATAGCAATTATGTCTAACTATGTAAAATACAGCAAAGACAATCCAGATGCAAATGTTTTAGAAAAGTTTTGGAAATCAATGAGTATAGGAACAGAGCAGTTGTTAGAGCAATCTTTTATGCAAAGTTTAAATACTGTATTAAATGGTAGTGGTACTACATTAGAAAATTTATCACAAGCTATTTTAGAATTACCAGCGAGAGCAATTCCTACATTAAGTAAGCAAATAGCAGATATGGTAGATGGAACACAAAGAATATCTTTTGAATATGGAAAACCTTTTAAAAGTGCTGTGAATTCAGTAATTGCTAAGATACCAATTGCAAGCAAAACTTTACCTGTTTCAAGAGATACACTAGGAAATGAAATACAAAAATATGGTGGAGAAAATAATATATTCAATGTAATGTTCAATCCAGCAAACACTAATAAAGGACAATTAAGCAAATCTGGCAAGGAAATTTATGACGTTTATATGGAAACAGGCGATACAACGATATTCCCAAGAACAGCCCCTTACTACATTAATAGTAAGGGTGAAAAAGTAACAATGACATCTGAACAAAGAAGTGAGTTCCAAAAGGTTTCAGGAGATTACGTTGAAAATACACTTAACAGTCTATTAAATAACAAAGATTATAAAAAACTAACTGATGAGCAAAAAGCAAGCGTAATAAATGAGATAGTTAGTGATTCTTATTCTAAAGCTAAATATGATGTGTTAAAAATAGACTCAAAAGAATATGAAAAATTAAGAAAGATTTTAGAAAGTGTAAAAGCAAATTCATATTATGACTACAAATTCAAAACGGAAGACATGAAGAAAGATAGTGAAAAAACAGAAGTAATATTAAATGCTAACTATACTGACAAAGAAAAAAGAGCTTTATATGAAAATTATGTTGTAGGAGAGGGTAACGAAACTTATGAAATAATTAAGAAATCAGGACTAAATATTAACAGTTATATGGCATACAAATTAGCTGAAAGTAATGGCGAATTTGCATCAGATAAAAAGGAAGATGGTACAGTTGATGGTAAGTCAGTAAGTGGAAGTGCAAAGAAAAAAACTTATGAATATGTTAATAAAATGAATGCAACTTATGAGCAAAAGTTATTATTGCTAGGAATGAAATATTCGTTGACATCTAGTGAAAAAAGCAAACTAGCTAACTATGTAAATAGACTAAAAATTACTAAAAAAGAAAAACTAGAAATATATGACAAATTAAGTGGATTTACAGTATACAAAGATGGTAAAGTTACCTGGTAAACCCAATCGACATAATTCGACAGCAAATTATGACAACTTTTTTAGACAAATTATGATATTATGTAATTAAGAAGGGAGTTGTATGATTATGTTTAAGAGATTGTTGAGTAATATAATTGATGTCTTTTTATCTTTATTCATAGTTTATGCTTTTACGGCAACATTTAGTGAAATCGCTAGGGAATTAAATAAATTATTAAATATTGATGATAGTGAAGTATTAGCATTGGTAATTATGGGGATATTTATTTATGGTTATATAAAAAAATATCAAAAAGAACAGGAGAAAACAGAAGAGCTAATAAGATTGTGTAATAGCGTACATTTGTTAGATTATTCTAATCTTAAGAATATTAGAAAAATATCAATAGAGAGTGAAGAATGTTTAGCTATTTTAAAAAATGGTTCAATAAGAACTATTAATAGAGATATTATTCCTGAGACACAAGAAGAATTAGTTAATTTAGACAAAAATATTTAGTTTGGCTTTGACAAAAGCACTTACTCGAAAGAGTAGGTGCTTTATTATATGGAGGAAATGTATGATACAGAAAATAAAAAGAAAAAAGCAAATTGATAACCAAGACAAACAGCAACCACAGACAATACAAGACTTAATTAGAAGATACGACTTAGATAATATAGAAATAAAAGATTACTTAGATTATTTAATAAGTTATTTGAAAGAAAAACAAAATGGTACAGAAACGGCAATAAATACGAAGCTAGATAAAATGGTTATATCAAAAAACTTAAATGTAGCAGGTTGGTATAGAGTGGCTAAATATAATAATGCAGGAACATATGCTAAATCGTTTATAGTTAATTTGAATACATCTTATTCTAATTCTAATAACTGTTCTATAATTTTGGCGGTAAATATTTCTTATACAATACAGAAAATTAGTGTTATAAATTCAGTTCAAGGAGCTTTAAGTATTACTAAAGCAAGACTTGTAAAAGAAAATGATAATACTTTTTTAGAAATATATTATCACCCGAGCGTAGTAAATAGGGTGTTTGTAGATATTATTAATCAAGATTTACCTAATTCAAGAAGTGTAACTTTGCTTGAATTTGAAGCACCTACAGATACAGCAACATTATTATATCAGATAAATATACCAGAAACTATTCGTGTTTATCAAGGAGACTTAAATAAAATAAACGAAAATGGAGTAGTTTACGCAGGGGGTAATGCGTTAAATAAACCTGTTACCACAAATGGTTATTGTATAACTTTGATATATGAATATGATAATAATTACAAAAAGCAAATTTTTTATACTCAAGACAATAGTAATGGTTCATTTGAAAGAATATGTCAAGGTGGTGTTTGGGATGAATGGGAAGGTGATGAAAATATAAGTGTAAATCTTGAAAATGGCTGGGAACAATATAATAGCTGCCAAATATTTAAAGATAAAAATATAGTGCATTTGTGTTTAACAGTTAGAAACGGAACAACAACAACAATTTTAACATTACCTGAAAAATATCGACCAGCAGGAACAATTTTTTTACCTGCAACAATAAATGGTAGTGGAACAACGGACCCTTATGTAGCTGTTAGTAAGAGTGGAGCAGTACAATGTGCAAATGTAAATATAGGTAAATTAATATTTATTAATGCTTCATATAAAGTTTAAAGGGGTAACATATGATAATTAATATAAAAAAGGTTGTAGTGTAAGTTTAAATTTAGTGGGAAAGGAAGTGAAATAAATGACAAAAGTTATTGATTATAATTTTAAAAGAGGGGATACGTATAATTTAAAGAAGTTTAAGATAAAAGACAAAGAAGGGAATGAAATTATACTTACTAATTCAGAAAAACTTTATTTTACAATGAAAACAAGTACTAATGTATTGGAACATGTATTACAAAAAAGAATAGGTAGCGGAATTGAACTTCAAGAAGATGGATATTATCACATAACAATGGAATCAAAAGATACAAAAAATCTTGATTATGGGGAATATTTTTATGATATAGAACTTAAATCAATAAATCCAAAAGAACTAGTTAAAACGTTAATAGAAGGAACAATATCCCTTGAAGAAGAAGTAACATGGGGAGGTAATGAATAATGGAAGATTTAGTAATAGAATCAAAAACTGATGATTCAAGAGAAGAACCAGGGGTAGACGTAAAAATAGATTTCTTAAAAGGCGAACAAGGCGAAAAGGGTGAGCAAGGCGAGCAAGGCGAGAAAGGTGAGCAAGGAGAAAAAGGAGAACAAGGCGAAGATGGTTATACTCCAGTAAAAGGACAAGATTATTTCACAGAAGAAGATAAACAAGAAATATCTGACATAACAGTTCAAAAAGTAACAGAACAAATACAACCTACATTAGATAATAATTTACAAGAAGCTAAAGACTATGCTGATAGTATTAAACCTACTAAAACAAGCGAGTTAGTAAATGATAGTAATTTTGCTAAAACAAATCAAAATAATAATTTTAACGCACCACAAACAATAAATGGTATTTTAACAGTTAATGGAGATATAGTTCAAAACGGAGAATCGTATGAAACACATGCTGAACAAGTATATACAGAAAAAGATGAAATTATTTTGAGAGATAAAGCTGTAGGAGGAATGACAGAAGAACAATTTGCAGGATTAATCGCATTATTATATAACGGATTAGCAAGCGGTAGGTTGGGATTTAAAGCAGATGGAACTGCTTATGTTGGAGATGTTGGAGATGAACAACCATTACTTACTAGAGATGATGAATTAAATCTCCAAGAAGGACAAGTTTTAGTATGGGATAGAACTAAATTAAGAGCAATTGGAAGTAATAATTTCATTAAAAATACAGATGTTGCAAGCATTACTAAAGCTGGAATAGCAAAAATGTGGACATCTACTAATGAAGATGGCGAAATAGGTCTAAACATCTCAACGGAGGTGTAATATGAATATAAATACAAAGAAATTAGATTTTGTAGACTTCAACAATGAAGAAATGCAATGGGTAAAGTTTAATAATGTTGTAGTTTATGAAGCTTGGAAATTACTAACTAGGTCGGGCATTCCACCGCTTACTTTAAAATGCAAAGGTGAAGATTTAATAGATTATAAGATATATGGAAACAGTGTGCAAAACGGAACGCCTACAACTGAAAATCCTATTGAAGTTGAAAGCGTTGGAGAAAAGACAAAGAATTTAATAAATGTAGATGAGTGTTTAAACGAGTTTGCCACAAAAGATGAAGATGGAAATATTGTATTGCAAAATGTATTTGATGAGAACGGAACTCTTTTAAAAAGATATTCAGAATTTGATGATATAGACTTTGATGTAGGTACTTATTATTTTAGTGCTGATACATTGGAATACACTACAAGCACAGGAAATATTCAATTACAATTTAGAGGAGAGAGTGGAACGTATTATACTAAACAGATAACCCCTTCTCTAGGGTATAACGCTTTAGTGTTTAGCGAAAAAATAGTGGCTTTTAGATTTTACTTAAATGCTGCCGATACAGGTTATGTAAAATTTAATAAGTTCCAAATTGAAAAGAATAATAAAGTGACAGAATATGAACCATTTGGTTATAAAATACCTATAAAAGTAAGTGATGAATTAGGGAATGTAAATATAACAAATATTTATCTAAACGAACCATTAAAAGAAAATGAATACATTTCTTTCAAAGAACACGAATTACCACCAATACCAACATTCAAAGGAACAACAATAATAGAAATAGACACTACAATACAACCAAGTAATATGGAAGTACAATATTATGGCAAGGGGGTGGCGTAGGTGACTGAAGGAATAATTATAGCAGTAATTACAGGATTATTTTCTTTTGGTGCTAGTTTAATTGCTAATTCTAGCAGTAATAAAAAACTAGTAAACGATTTTAAATTAGAAGTAACAAAAAATCAAGCAGTAACAGATACAAAAATAGAAGAACTTACAAGAGAAGTAAGAGAACATAACAATTTTGCTAAAAGAATGCCTGTAGTAGAAAACGAAATAAAACATATTGAAGAAAAAATGAGCGAATATCATAAGTAGAAAGGAGAGTAAATATGGAAATTACAAATATTATTGCAGTAGCAGTAATCGCATTGATTGCTGTTTTATTTATTGCTTGGAAAATCTACAAAAGTGGTTTAAGACAAACAGCTATAGACTTAATTGTAAGAGTAGAAGAAGAACTAGAAGATAACAAAGAAAAGTTCAACACAGTAGTAAATGGAATAATAGTAAAACTACCATTTCCATTTAACATTATAGTAACCAGTTCTACAATAGAAAAGTTTGTACAAACAACATTTGACGAAATTAAGAAAGCATTAGATTATCAAAAAAAGGAGGAAAAATAATATGAATATAATTAAAACAAATTTAGTTTTTGGAGCATTAACTAAAAGAACAAAAACAACAAAGGCAGTATGGCATAATAGTGGAGTAACTGTTTTACAGTCAGTAGAAACAATACATAATTATCATAAAAACACAAATGGATGGGCTGGTATAGGATATCACTTCTATATAAGAAAAGATGGTTTAATATATGAAGGACGTCCACTTGATACAGTAGGAGCTCATGCATACGGTTCAAATTCAGACAGTATAGGTATGTGTTTTGAAGGTAACTTTGATAAAGAACAGATGACACCTGAACAAGTAGAATCAGGTAAATGGTTAGCATCTTACATAAGAAGTATATATCCAGATATAAAATTCTGTGGACATAGAGATTTGTGTAAGACTTCTTGCCCTGGGGCAAACTTTAAATTTGATGAGATAGTAAATGGACAAGCACCAGTAAATCCAGTAGTACCTGTTAATGATAAGGCAGAAGTAATAAGAAGCTTACAACACGCATACAACGTAAGCTACAATGCAGGACTTGCTGAAGATGGAATAAAAGGACCACTAACAGAAAAAGCTATGAGAAATTATCCTATAAGAAATTATAAAGCAAACGAATTAGCAAGATGGGTACAAGACAGATTAGTAAATCATAAAGGATATAGTTTAGTAATAGATGGCAAATATGGAAAAGACACAGAAAGAGTTGTAAAACAGTTCCAAAGAGACAACAATAAAGTAGTAGACGGAATAGCAGGTTATGAGACTATAAATATACTAATATAGCCTAAAATCAAGGAATATAACATGTTGTCTTGAATTTAAAAAAGGCTTAAAATCGATTCTCGAAGGTCGATTTTTGGCGGAAAATAGCGAAAAAATCAGGTTGCAGAGCAAAATATAATATGTTATAATATATTCGTCTGGAGCAACTAGATTATTTGAGGATAGAAAGTGGCAACTATCACGCCAAGAGAAGAAACTAAAACTTCAAGGGTAGTGAAAAGAGATGTAGGGTACGCCGTCCTACCAAATAAATCTAGGGGCAAAATACAAGAGTAGGTTTAGAGAAAAACCTACTCTATTTTTTTAGCGTAATTTTAGCGTAATTTATATCAAAAACAGTGTGTTTTTATGCTTTTTTAAGAATTTATAAAAAGGCGGATAAGTATTGAAAAATAAGGCAAAACCTTGATTTTACTGAATTGTAGAAAATGCCGAACTAGTCCTCATAACCCGAAGGTCGTAAGTTCGAGTCTTACCCCCGCAACCAAAAATAGCAAGGCTTACAAGCTTTGCTTCTTTTTTTATGTTTTTTAAAAAACGGCGAAAAATCGGCGGAAGTGTAAAAAAGTTAATTTTTATATGGGTATTTTATATATTGCATGATATAATAAAAGAAAAAAATTTAAGGAAATGGGTAAATGAAAAAAGGAAGATGTCATATATGTCAAGAGGAAGGGGAGCTATCATTCGAGCATATACCACCACATAAAGCTTTTAACTTTGAATGTGCAAAGTCAATAGAAGGAGATGAAATACTAAAGTTAATGTGCGAGTCAGATAGAATGCCGTGGGATTGTTCTAATTTGAAATATGTTCAAAAGCAAAAAGGAATGGGAAAATATTCTTTGTGTCAAAGATGTAATAATTTGACTGGAAAATATTATGGAAATGAGTATATAAAATTTGCTAATACGATTCATGTATTACTTCCTCAAATAATAGAGAAAAATAATGATATAGCTGGTATAGAGCTGGAGGGAGTAAATCCTTTACTATTTGCAAAGCAAGTTTTATCTATGTTTTGTAGTACATGCCCACATATTACTAAAAAGAATCCAGAAATAATAGAATTATTACTTAATAAATCAAAGACAGGATTGGATTCAAAAAAATTTAGATTATCAATGTTTTTATTAAAAGAAAGAAGAATTGCTTATACAGGACTTCAGGTAATGCATATTAGTGGAATAGGAAATAGAGTATTAGCTTCTATAGATGCATATCCATTTGGATTTGTATTAGAGTTTGACCCTAAAGTAAAATGTATGGAATTAGATATTACATCATTTTTTAATGAATATGAAGACAGAGAATATAAAATACATTTTGGAATACCTATACTTGAAAGAAATATGCCATATTCAATAGATTATAGAACAAAAGCAGAAATAATTAGATGTATTGAAGAAAATAAAAAAATAAAAACAGATTAATAATAAGATAAGAGGAACAATTTGTTCCTCTTTAAAACTTTATATAGCTTTCATTTCTAGTATAGTATTGATTTTAACAGCTGTTTTTCTTTTGTCATCTTCATAAACATGGTTATATATACGATTAGTTATTTCAATGCTTGAATGACCTGCTCTTTCACTTATTTCTTGAATAGGAACTCCTAAAGAAGAGAGAAGAGAAATACTTGTATGCCTTAAACTATGAAAAGGAATTCTTTTCAAATTGTGTTTTTTTATTATTCTTTCAAATATCTGTGACGGAGTATCAGGGTGCATATCTGCTCCAAAGTCTGTTGTAAATACTCTTTTGCTTCCTTGCCACTTGTTACCGAGTTTCAGTTGTTTTTCTAATTGTTCTCTTTTGTATTTTTTTAGAAGATTCAAAGTTTTTTCTGCAATAGTAATTACTCTATTACTAGTTTCACTTTTAGGAGATTTTTCGTAGATTCCGTATTCTTTTACATATTGAGTAGTTTTGTTGATGTTTATAGTAGAATTTTCAAAATCTATATCTTCCCATGTTAAGCCTGTTAATTCGCCTCTTCTTGCTCCACTATCTAAAGCCAAAACAATCAAAGCTTGATATTTAAGTGATTCAGATTTTAATGCATTTAATAATTGTTCTACTTCATCTCTATTATAACAAAGTCTTTCTTTTTGTTTTACTTTTGGTTTAGGTATTTTGTTATTAGGATTTTTAGCAATGTATTCCCAGTCTACAGCCTTATTCAAACAAGCAGAAATTAAAGTATAGAAATGTTGAATTGTTTTAGGTGAATATTTTGTTTCACTTTTTAATTTATCATAAAATTCTTCTAATAATTTAACATTAATATTTTTTAATTTAATATGACCAATGCTTTTTATAATAACATCACACCAATGGCGATTTGCTACATATGTTTTAGGAGACCATACATTTTTTTGAAGTTTAAGCCATTCTTCAATAAGTTCTTTCATTGTTTTTTTAGTGTTTTTAATAAACGTATTGTTTTTAACTTCAAGTTTGATTTGGTTTTCTCTTAAAATTGCTTCTTTTTTTCCGCCTTCAAAAGTTTCATAAGTACGAAGTTTTCTATTTCCATCATAGCCAGTTACAACTTCAATACTATATTTTTTATTCTTTATAATTTCTTTTATTGACATTAATTACCTCCTTTTTAAAAATTCTTATATAATTGCAAAAATAGGTTAAAGCTATCTGAAAAGCCTTTCTTGTATGCTTGTGCTACATCATAAGCAAGCATTTCATTTGAAACTTCTTCATATTCAAAAATTAAATTAGATTCATTTTCATTTAATAATGATTTAATTTTTTGAAAGATATTTGAGCAATGTTCAGAAGCTTTTAAATATTCTTTTGATTCATATTCATTTAGATTTTCAGTTCTTGAAAATACAAATTCTTTTATTTCGTCTTTTAACATATTTTAACCTCCTTCAAAACTATAAAATTTACTTTTATTCACTATAGTTTAATTATAAATTATAACGAATAAAAAGTCAATAGATTTTTTACATTTTAATAAATAAATATATTTATACTTGAATAAATTGTTTTGTTATAGTATAATCGAAAATAGAGGGAGTGATATAAATGAGCCAAGAAGAATTAATAAATATTAGAAATGAAGTAAAATCATATATTGCAAAAAGTGGTTATACATTAACATACATAGTAGAAAAGATGAACGAAAGCAGAGATGCAGAAAACAAGACTACTACACAAAACATATCAAATAAGTTAAGTAGAGGAACTATAAAATATAGTGAAATTAAAGAAATTGCTAAAATTATCAATTATAAAATTGAATGGATAAAAGATGAAAATTAATATTTAAGTGAAAGCGGATTTTTTTCAATCCGCTTTTTTATATCTGCAATGCTTATATAAAATCAAAATTTGATGTTACTTTTACTATGTTTAACTATCATTTCACAAATTTTATATCTAAAGTAATGAAGTTATATAACTTGGAATATTTATTTTATCAAAATGCGGTTTAACTATTATTTAAAATTACCTATTAGGACAGGTCGAGATAAAATGTTTCTAATGCTTTTCCTGTTATGGAATGGAATAATCCATTTAACACCACTTATTTGATTTTGTGTAATATATGAATTAGTTGGTTCACCAAGAATTTTATATAATCGTAGTGCAATACTTTTTCTACAAGTGTATATATGTATAGTTCTTTCAAAATAGTCAATGTTTATAATTGTCTCTTGTTCTTTAAAATCCGTAGGGTAAAAATTATTCAAATTAATTTCTTCAGTTTTTTTATTTGTTTTTATATTTTCCATTTTTTAAAATCTCCTTTTCAATCTAATTATTCTTTCCTTTTCTTCTCCTAATAACCTTTTCTTTTTTCTTTCTTTTGTGCATTCTTTTTTTTATTAAAAGTGTTCATCTTCATAGTCATTATATTTAGGATTATAAGAATCATTATAAGTAACATTATAATTAGGTTTTAGTTTGGTTTTTATTAGGTTTGAATTTGGTTCTTCACTAGCTTTAGGTCTACCGCCTTTTTTACCATTTAAATATCTTTTTCTATTAGCATCTATTTGAGGTTTAGTAAGTAGATATATTGTTTTGGCTACACCTGAAACGTCTGGTTCTTTTCCAGTAAACCCGTATTCGATAATTGTTTTATATGCTAAAAGTTTTTCAGTATCATCTGTTAAGCTTTCTATAGCATCTTGAAAACTTTTATAAAAAACAAAACTTTCTCTGATTTCTGTTTCTTCCATCTGTTACAACTCCTTATATATAATTATTGATAAAGTATTAATTTTGTAGTAAAATAAAAATAGATAGCTTAAATATGGTTATCAAGCAGTAGTGGGATTGTGATTGTTTTCGAAGGCTTACAATCCTACTACTTTTATTTTTACTATTATTCATTTTAGCTTACCCCTTAATACTTTTAACTTCTGTTTCTTCTTCTTTCGAATGAACACATTTCATTTCCTGATTTCTTATCCATGTTTCAAGTGAAGATTTACTTACATATATTTTGCGCCCCAGCTTAAATGACGGAATCACACCTTTGCTTATTAGTTTTCTAATTGTTTGAGTAGAAGTATGTAAGTATACTGCAATTTCATTAATATCCAAAACTTTTTGATTTTCATTTTCCATTTTTTAATCCTCCTTTTTATTTTCTTCAATAATATTTAAAATTTTTGTTTTTTCCTCTTGCGAGAGTTCATAACGTAAATGCCTTATAAGTGTAAATTCTGAAATGCCTAATAATTTTGCTATTTCATATTGCTTTAAATGACTGCTTTTTATAGCTTGCTTAACTTCTGAGTTATACATTTTCCTCACCTCCTGACTTCATGATAATTGATGTTGTTATTGAAGTCAAAGAATATCAATAACAAGTTATATTTTTGTTTTTTAATGGCGCTATCATAATTTTAGTGATTGGTGACAATCAATAACAATAATGTTGACAGCAATAGCAAGATTAATATATAATTTTCTTGATTTAATTGGAGGTAATTATGGAGGATAAAGGAAAAAAGAAAACACAACCAAAACGTGCTAAAACAGATGAATATACAATTTTATTTTCAAATAAAATGATATATTTAAGAGATTTATATTTTAAAGAAACAAACGAATATACACAAAAAGCATTTGTAGAAAAGGTATTAAAAAATGCTGTTGTAGAGCAAGAATTTAGCGAATATATTAACAGATACAGAACACCAAATATATCAACTCTATATAAAATTTTAAACAACATTAGAGAATATCCATTGTTTAAAAATATCCCTGCTGATTTCTTTTTTACTAAATCTAATAATATTACTTCTATATCAATAAATATTGGAAAAGTAACAGGATTAAATGATGAAACAATACAAAGTATTAAAAGTATAAATGAGAAAAGTAACACATCTTTAAATAATTTTATAAATGATATTGATAAGGATTTTTGGAAAAAATTAAATAATTTGAATGATATAAAAAAATTAGAAATAATTATTTTGGATATAAAAAAACTATGTGAACCAGGTTTAGAAAAAAAATTATCTCTATTGAGCGACTTGTATTTAAAGTATTCGGAAGATGAAGAAATTATAAGCACAATATTAGAATATAATATATTGCATTCTAAAAAACTAGATGTTCGGGCTTAATTCTAATGAAGAAACTAGATTAGTAAATTTAAGAGATAACATTGTTTTAAATACTTCTTTTACTGCCATTGCAGAAAATAAAAAACTCATAGAATGCTATTCAATAAACGAGAACAAAAAATTAAAAGAGCTTTTTGATATATTAATCGACAATTCTAATTTAATAAAAAATACACTTCAAAATATATTTAATGTTTATTCGGAACATTATTATCAGCAAACTAGATATGATTTTGAAGAAATTATTATGAAAAATATACAATGTGCAAAAGAGAAAAATATTATGATTGATTTGGAAACATATTCTAAAATTATTTCTTTGTTAGATTTAAAAGAAAAAATTTCAGAGCAAAAGAACTTTTTTACTGTTATTATAAATAATTATTTGACTTTATATATGAATAAATAAAAGGCTATTTTACTAGCCTTTTATCTATTTTAAAACAATTCAATTATAGTTTCACATCTTTTTTTATAAAATCTATTGTTTCATTAATTTCAGAATTTGTCTTTTCTTTTTCAGTCATAACAAAAGAAAGTGCATAAATTCTTAAATAATCGGAAAAAGACGTAGCCGTTTCTTTTGTTTTATTATTACTTTTTGTGTCGTTTTCAATTTCTTTATCTATTTTTTTTCGTATATTGTCTATTTTATCCGCTGTTGTATCAAGGTCAAGTTCTCCATTTTTATAGTCTATTAAGACAGATATAACTTGTTCTTTATACTCATAATAAATAGTCTGTTTATTATTAATCAATAAAATAATTATTACTATTACTAATACTACAATTGCATAAAACCACCATTTTTTTATTAAATTTTTCATTTTTAATTCTCCTTTAAATATAAAATTATTCATTTATAGTTAAATATTTTATATCTACTTCAGGTAAAGTTATATTTGCACCTAATATAGATATATAACTTGTAGAACCTTTACAAGTACCATAAATCGTTATTATATCTTCTTCTAATATCTTACTTTCATTGTTTTTATATGTATAAGTACAATATATTGTATCATCATACCAATCATATTCATTTTTCATTACATTTAATCTTATTTCAATCTTATTAGTGTTGAAAAGTCCTTCTGAAACTTGAATAACTTGTCCTGTAAAAACTACATTTTTATCAATATAATTGTCAGGATTTCTAGCTATTTCTTTAAAAGTATATGATTTACAACTATTTTTAAAATTTGTTTCTTCATTTGCTTTTGCTTCAGCTTTAGCTTTAGCTTCTGCTTCCTTTCTGGCTTGTTCTTCTGCTTTAGCCTTAGCTTCAGCTTCTTTTCTAGCTTGTTCTTCAGCTTGAGT